GTAATAACAACTGCAGGATCTTCTGGAGTTCCAGTTACCGTTACAGACGAGTTAGGTACATTAATTTTACCATTAGTTACTACTCTTGTTACCTTACCACGAGCAGTTCCGCCAGATGATCCCCACTGAACAAAATCTCCAGTTGAAAATGAAGCCTTAGACATTTCTTTTTTCTTCTTATCCTTGTAGCTTTTTTCATCTTCATCGTCTTCTAAGTCTGACTTAAATTTTCTATTTTGATTTGGGTACTTATTTGCAGTTTCTTCATTAGTAATTACATTTCCCTTACTAAGGTGTAAATCTAATGCTTTTGAAATTGCAACAGATAGTTCTTCTCCATCTACTGTTTCTACCCATCCAATTGATTCTAATGTCTTGTTGCACAAAGCACAATCCTTAGATTCTGCTTCTCCTGTAAAGGCAACTCCATCATTTTCACACCAAAATACGTTATCAATTTGTGATTTGGAAAACATTCCCTCTGCAACACTATTGTTTTTTTGAATCGAAAAAATATTTGCTAATTGATTTGCTGGAGAATCTACAAGTGATAGTTCTACTAAATCATAGTCTTTAATTACTCTAACGGTTCCTTCCATTTCTGGATCATATACACTATCGGAATCATTAACTGCTCCGCCAATAGAAAATCCAGTAAGAGTTCCGTCTAATACCATTTCCCAAATATCTGATGCACCTTTTGAAATATAAGTGTCTACAAATACTCCGCTATATTGCTTATTTGTTAATTGATCAAAAAATGTTTCTGTTCTAAAGTTTACAACTTTTCCAGCAGGAATTGGCTGGTGCATAAGGCGAACATTACCTCTAAAATTTTCAAATGCTTTTTGGGATGCCTCAGCAGAGACACGATCACCCTGTCTGTCAATATTATCAAGCGTTGCAAAGCCAGAGACTATTCTCTTCTCAACATCAACTTTTGAAATAGGCATTGTCAGCGTTATCTGCTGACCATTAGTAGATAATGAAGCCTTTTGTAAATCTACCATAGCATTTTAATTATATAACACTTTTGTTATTATAGTGTTATTTATTGTTGCTGTCTTCCTTCACCTTGAGTAGCTCTTGCACCAGTTCCAGAATCTGCAGCATTATTTTGTCTTTCCTGATCTCTTCTTCTGTTTCCAGTTGCTCTTGCTGTTTGATCTGCTGCTTGTTGTGGCTTTAAGTCTACTGGCTCATCTCCACCAGTAATTGGAGGAAGTCCAAGTCTTGGTCTAACTTCATTTGGCATTACAACCTGCATTCTAAGGTATCTTTCGTCAATCTTTGATTGTGTATCTTCGTCAGTAAGGGTTAGTTCCTTAAAATGAAGCTTAAACATGTCAGTTTTTTCAGCAATAATTCTATTAATTTTCTTTTCTAGAATGTCCTGCTGTGGTCTACACACCTGTTCTTTAAATGTTCTATCTGATTCACGGGCATTTGCAAGAGAAATGTTTTCTGCTGATCCAATTTTAGAAATTGGAGTTCTGTGAGCCATAAGAATTTCTTCACGATTTGCTCTTCTGTAGTTGTTAAATGAAGAATCTTGGATGCCATTTTCAATTGCTTCCATTTTCATTTCTACTTTATTTACACCATCGTCAGCAGGTAGCGGTACGACCACTGTTCTGTGGTTTTGACCACGCATGTTATTTTGCATAAATTCAAATAGTTTTTGCTCTGCTTCTGGGGTAAACTTTGCACCCTTTAGCCAGAAAATATATCTAGGAACTGCTTTGTTTTCAAAGTATTCTAAATTATACTTTGATGCAAATTCGTTTCCAGCCATTGCATTTTTAGCAGTTACAATTGGTGGAATTCCGTAATAAGTATTAGTTGGAGTGTATTCCTTTAGGTGAATAATTTCGTTTGGACGAGGATCTGCACCAACTGGATTTGGCTGACTTACATCCTGAAAGTTTCTAAAGAATACTGCTTTACCATTTACGATCTGAACAAATCCATCACGAAGTCTTCTAATACGCATTGTTGCTGCTGGAATGTGACCAATGTATCCAATTTCTCCAGCAGAAGTTCTACCAATTTCTAGGTATCCATTTCCAGTAGCTTCTTTGTCAATGTATGCTTTCATCAAAGTAGCAGTAAATGTATCATCATCATTGCGAGACTCAATCCATTCTGTTACCTCTAACTTGACTCTTTCCATTTTTCTTCTTGCACGAGCAAGTTGATCCATATCTGTCATTTCTTCAAATCTTTGTTGAACCTGCAAGGTTTCTTGAAGTTCGTATCCAAGACCAACAATGTTAGAAACTTTTGCCTGAATAGCAGCATAGTTTGCAGAAGATACTTCAAAAATCTTTGCTAACGAAGACAAATTGTATGGAGGTTCAATTACATCAAATAGACCATATCCATACTTGTCTGGAATCATTTGCTTAGATGATGCACCTTGACCACTTAACTCATTGTTGTCTGCTTTTTCTAATCTACGCTTTGCGGATCTGCGAAAATTGTGACTAAGACCAGAAAGAGAAAGAATTTCATCCCCAGACTTTTTAAATTCATCTGATCCAGTCCAAGGGGAATCTGCCTTAGGTGTTGAAAAAAGCTTTACTCCACTTACTTCTCTATTATTTTCTTCCATTGCTAAACAACTCTCTCCAGTTTTCTGTATCGCCATAAGGTGTCAATCCTTCAGCCATTCTTTCAATATCTTCTCTAGCCTGTGTATCTGTTGCTCTGCCAACTCCAGGCATAAATTTTGCAGTTCCTTCTGGCTTACCCCAATATGCTGCAGCATCTGCAAGTGCTTTCATTTTTGAAATATCATACTGGATGGATGGGACATTTAGAGTATTGCCATCATTGTCCATAAATGGTTCTCCATTTGGCAGGACCCATACATAAATTCCAAGAGATGACTTGCTTTCTACAACACTTAGCTTGTTATTTGATTTTGACATACCACAATGATACCATAATCAAAGCTAGAATGGAGGCATTCTTGTAGATGCAAATGGTACAGCGGAAGATTTATAATGAATTACCTTTTTTTGAGCAATAGTTGTTGTGTAATTATTTAAACTATCTCTCATAAAATAATAACCCCTATTGTCCGATCCTCCAGACACATATACCACCTGGTTATTTGAAGGATTTGTTGATTTAGTAACATATATATAATCATCTGTGATGGACGTTACTGTATATATTCCATTATCTGCACTATTTGTTCCTTGATTTTTAAGCAAAATTACAGTTCCTACTATTAATTGAAATCCGTCCATTCTTTTTAAATCTCCAATTCCATTAATAGATATTCTATAAGCTGATCCAGAAACTGGAACAACTGAATATATCATAGTCGAAGCAACATTTATTAATAAATTAGAAAATGAAGACTGTGATCCTATGGGCTGAAAAGTTCCTAGTGTAGATTTATAGTCTGAATCATTAATATACATAGCAACCTGAGATGCAGATCCATACCCTCTTCTTTCTGTAAAAACACTAAATGCATTGCTATAAATTCTTTTTACACTATTTGCATTTGGTCTTCCGCTTGTAATTAAAAGATTATCTAGTTGCCAAGGACTTCCACCAAATCCAAATAACAAAGGGTTAGTGTTTGATAAAGATTGACCATCATTAAATACAATTGCATAATGATTCCAAATATTAATATTATATGTTTTTGCAGAGTCGTAAAGATCTCCATTAATATATAATTTTGCAACTCCTGTTGATGGATCTAGTATGCCACTAGCTCTAGTTGACCATTTAACTTCTGTAGTACCGTATTTTAATAAATTAAAATCAGTTACTTCAGACCTTGCTCTTCCAGCAAACATAATTGAATAAACTGTGCCAGACTCATTTGTTGGGGTTATGGTTAGTGGTAAACTTATATAGTTTGATCTTTCAAGCACACCAGTTCCAGTTTTTCCAACCATGACTCCAGTAGTAAATGATCTGTATAAATCTGTTTTTCCTTTAATTTCAGGAATGCTTTTAAATGGCAATTGAGAAGATGATATTTCCTGAGAATACAGTCTTGGATTTGCACCTCTACTATCAGTATTGATCTCTAAATATTTCAAAGAACCGTCTGTTTTTGTTTCGTAAGAATATATTCTTAAATAATTTAAAACTCCAGGATATCTTTCATTATCAAAAGATCTTAGAGTTCCTTTAACATTAAAATATAATTCGCTAACTTTTGGTGGACTGGAAGAAAATACTGGAACATGCAAATATCTAATATCTATTGCATTTGCTTCTGTAATAACATCTGTTGTTACACCGTTTACTGTTTTTTCAACAGAGTATTTAACTTCTGCAACATTAGATCCAACCTCTGCTGCAATTGGAAATCTTAAATCGTTTACTGAAGAGTTTAAAAATTCTGTAGGAACTAAATCTGCAAGAGAAAATCCAAATTCAAAAGTTCCATTTACTGCAACACCAAATCTTTCTTCTGATTTAATTGGATATGCTTGATAAAGCAAAGACTTATATCTATCTGGATAGTCAGCAATGTCCGTTATTCCAGTTAAGTCTTCTTCATGAATATCTATTTGCCAAAGCTTTCCGTCAAATCTTTTTGTTTGAGACAAAGAAATTCCTGGAGGAACTGTTTCATTGAAAAATACTGGTGCTGTTCCAATTCTAATATATCCATCTTGAAGTGGAAATATGCTTATAGAAGAAGACGTAGTTGTATTAATTCCAGTAGAAGAATCTTTTATTCCAATCTTAATTTTTCCATCGGAAATAACATACAGGGAAATAGTAAAAGTGTTTCCTTGTAAAATAAAGTTACCACCAGAAACTCCTCCTATCATTTGTGTCTCTGCTGCTCCATTTATAGACTGCTTTAGATTAATAACGCTTCCAGTTATTGTTGCAGATATTGAGCTATTTGAAGATTTTGACCCAATATAAAATAGTTGCTGCTGATTGCTTCCATGTCCAGTAGAAGGTATAGAAAATTTAAAAGATATTCCAGAAGTTTTACTGTTTGTTATTTTTTCATAGTTTGGTATTTCTACATAAGAATAGGCATTGTTTGGAAACTGTATAAAATCAATAGAGGATTCTGTTCCAAACATATCTGACTTTGTTACATTTTGTGTAGATGATAAATATATATCTACTTTTGGTTGAGGCTTTGTAACTAGATTGTTATTTGAAAACTCTAGTCTTTCGTAAACTGTTGATGGGTTCCATGTTGTAGAAGAAAAATAGTCTAATTTTTTTGATGGAATAGTAGATTGCATAACTAAGTCGTAAGCGGTTCCACCAAAATTTGAAGCAAGAGTTTTATTTATTGTATGACCAAGACCATAAACATAATGTCTTTTACATGCATCAAGGGATAATTGATAGTCATAAAGTGCTACTGTGTCATAAGATACAGATAGAAATGCTGGTGCTGTTGAAGTTAGTGGGGCTGGAAATTTAAATTCAAATTTTTTATCTGACTCTCCAGATGGTTTTGACAAAAACAAGTCTTTTTCAATTACAACTTTTCTTCCAGGTTTTCCATTTACAACAATCTGAATTGATGTTGGGCTGTACAAACATACAACATGAAGAGGAGTATTAAAGTTTTCAATATGTATTTCTGAATCATAATAAGGCTTTCCATAGTCTCCAACTCTAAAAACTAAATATTCAAAGTTTTTAACATATACCCCAGTTGAAGAATTTCCAAAATTTGTATTTTCTCCTTTAAGTCTTACTACTGTAGATTCTCCAAATAATATAGATTCATCTGATCTATCAAAATCTTTTGGCAACTCTAAATTCATCCAAAACTCCAATGAACATGATTTTGATTGTGAGGATGGTGAAAAAAACTCTAAAGATGGAACGTCAAATAACGTGTTGCTTGTAGCATAATCAGAGCTCCAAGGACCATTATTTGTAATGCTTGTTACACCAGAATAAGTAATTGGTATTTTGCCTTTAAAAAACTTTCCAGTTTTATATGACCCATTATTGGCTGATCCAGAAAAAGAATCTGCAAGAACAGAATTTGTTGAATCTGGCTCATCTAAAGCCCAAACAACTTTTGGATTATCTACTAAAATAAGACTGGAATAAGACATGGGTACCTCTTATACATTATACAGTTTTAGCGGTACCAAAATCACTTATATCACAAGCACCTGCAACACATGCAAGATCCTGAACACTAGTAGTTCCGTCAAATGTTTCATAGATTTCAAGCCACTTCCAATCAAGGTCTGCAGGAGTTTCAGAAACTAGTGCTTCATATTCTTCCTTTGTGCATTCTTGATATGGTGCTTGCTGATAAGTATGCTCTGAATAAGGTAAGAAAGATACGCCAGACATTTCATCAATATGGTCATATACCCAAGCACCTACTGCCATCCATTCACTTTCTTTAACAGAAACAGTAATAGAAGGCTTATGCTCTGCCCAATGTCTTTGGTAGGTAAGCCAGATATCTAAATGCTGTACGGCAGTTAAATCTTGACGAAGTGTTGCACCTTCTGGTGCAGCAATAGGAAATGAAAATACCATAGTGTCGTTTGGCTTCATTACATCTGGCTCATGCTTAATTCCCATATCTACTAAAAATGATGTAATTGGGTCTTTCATATCTCCACGAATTGTTCGTGTGTAATATTGAGAGTGCCATGGATGCATACCTGAAGATGCATTTACTAATTGAGAAACTGTGCCAGATGGCTTAACGCATGTAATTGCTGCTGCCTGGTTTACTCCAATTTCTTTAGCCCACTTTGCATTAACTTTAACTGCATGTTCACGCATTTCATCAAGCCACTTAGAAAGCTCTTCTACGCCTCTAGAACCATTCAGGACAGGATGAGATAGCTGACCTGTTAGTGAGACACCAAGTAAACTTTCTTCTTCTGAGTTCTTCTGCCAGATTTTTCTTAGGTACTTAAATCTAGTAAATGAGGATTGAACGGTTCCAAGAATAGTTGCCAATTCAACCTTGTCTTTTAGTTCCTCAAGAGTGTCTGTATCACGAACAATAACTTCTGTAAGGTTACAGAACTGGTAAGGGCGTAGAATAATCTCAGAACATGGGTTTGTTCCAAAGTCTACAGTATGATCTCTACGACCATTCTTTTCTGCAACATTTTGTGCTGCTGCACGACTAAAGATTCCACGCTCTCCTGACTTTGAGTCATATAATGCTTTCCACTCATCCATAAATACTTCCATGGTTGGACGAGTTCCATAAACTGCAGAATTATTTGCAAGAGCTCTTTGACCTGAATATTCCCACCATGAACCAGACTTTGCTGCTGCCATATTTCTATCTTCTAGGTCTGAAAGTGAAATCATTGCTGACCTACGAACTCCACCAACAACTACGACTTCTGCAATCTTACACATTAAGTCATGTGCCTCTAGTGGTGTAAGCTTTCTACCTGCTGCACCCTTAACAATTGCAATGGAAAACTTAAACAAACGATCTAATGGATCTGGACCAGATGCACGACCACCAAAAGTCTTAAGACGAGCACCTGCAGGACGAACCTGAGACATGTCCCAAGATGGAATTTGACCCTGCCATAAAAGTGCAAGAAGTTCTTTTAATGATCTAGCCCATCCTGCTTTGGAATCTTCTACAACAATAGTGGTATCTGTTTTTTCAAAATGTTCGGAAATTTCTGGCAACTGATTTACATAACGTGACTCTACTGAGTATCCAACACCAGTTCCACACATAAGAATATACATAGCTTCATCAAAAGATCGGAGAGAATCTACTGGAAGATAAGAGCAGTTGTAGAGGCATGTGCTATCACGATCTAAGGCAGGTCCTGCAGTCATTAAGCCTCTCATGGATGGCATTACCCTAGTTGTTAAAATAGCCTCTGAAATTTGTTTCTTAATCTTGTCAGACATAGAATATCCATTGTGCTTTTCCAATGCCTCGAACATGTATGTGGTATAACGACTTACTGTTTCGTCCCAGTTCTCTCTACGATTCTCTGCTTCCATCCATCGTGCATATCGTGTTTTGTGAATTACCTGCTGATAAGCGGTGGGTAAAACATAAGTCATTAAAATCATCTCCGTTTAAAAAATATTTGATTCGCTGAATAGCGAGTACCTCTATTCTACACCATATTGGTCACAGTTCCAAAATCGGGGTGTGTGATAAGATTAAGTCATGATAACAATACAAGAATTACATATTTACAATAAATTACAATCAGCTGGTGTAGTTGCAAAAATTAAATGTCCAGGAAATCCAGATCATATGTATATGCTTCCTTGGTTTACAGAATCAGAAGAACCAGTATTTAAGTGCATAGCTTGTAATACAATATTACATTTAGGTAACGATTTAATAAAAAAGATTAAATTCCTAGTCAGTGAACTAGGAAGTAGTGTATAATTGTTATTTATATAATATAGATAGTTTTAAAGTATTATTATATTAATAATATAATTTATATTAATTATATAATTATATATTAGGAAGCAGACGAAACATCTGCAGTAACTAAAATTGGACCAGTTAAAATTGTAGTCTTATTAGTTCCATTTGTCATTTCAACATCATAGACATAACTTTTATTTGGAACTAGATTTGCAGATTCAGTTGAAGGCAAAGTAACTTTGATAACTCCACCAAGCAAACTTTCTTTTGTAACTGTAAGTGTTGCAGCTACTGTAGTCTTACCTTTTTCTTTTATCTGAGCAATAAAAGTTGAACTAGTAATATTTAAGAAAGTTGTCGATCCAGTTTTCAGTGTCATTTGAAAAGCAAAGGTATCTCCACGGTAAATCTTAAATGATTTAAAGCCTGGAAGCATTAGCCAACAACTACCGTCTTAAGATCTGTAATCGAACTATTTGTTGTTACGGTTACGGTGTTTGCATCTGTAACTACGATTGCAGCATCTACCTGAGCACCTGCAAGCCAGCATTGTACTGTTACGTCTGAAGTTGCAAGACCATGTGTGATGGTATGTGTTGTTCCAGTTGTTGTTGTAACATACTTTCTAGCAATTGCAATTTCTGAACCAGCAATACCTGCACTCCACTTGTCACTTGTTTCATTCCAAATAAGTGATGCATTTGTAGAATTTCCTCGCTCAACTTCAAGACCTGCATTCAAAGAAGGAGTTCCAGTTACATTTGAATTAAGTAAGAACAAGTTATCTTCAACATTAATTGTTGAAGTTGAAACTGAATTAATTGCACCAGTAACGTCAAGGTCTCCAGTTACTGTAAGAGTTCCTCCAATTGTTACATCATTTGGGAGACCAATTGTGATAGCTCCTGTGTATGGACCAGATCCAGTACCTGCTGACACTTCAATTTCATTTGTAGTTCCAGCAATACTTGTTACACCAGAGTTAGTTAGGGTAATAGTGTCTGTTCCTGCATTTGTGGTTACTGTTAATCCAGTACTTCCAGCAATTGTTAATGTGTCAGTATTAGAATCTGCGACAACGCTATCCTGACCAGATACAGCAATTGTCTTAAAGATATTTTGATCAGAACCCTTGTCTGCGTTTGTAATTGTTACATCGCCAGTAGCCTGGTCAATTGTTATTCCTGTTCCTGCAACAATTTCTGTTACACCAGTGTTAGTAAACGCTAGTGTTCCAGCACCACCTGTATTATCTGTATAGGCTACAGAAATTCCAGAGTGTGTTGCAGTTGTTATTAGATTTGCAGCAGTATCTTCAACGGCTTCACGGAAATCTGAAATTGTTGTAGAAGCGTGAGTATGAGTATCATTTCCAACTGTTGCTTCAAAACTTACGTTTCCAAGATTTGTTACAGTTCCGCTACCAGTTACATCTCCAGTAAGAGTAATTGAGAAATCTGCTACGTCAAAGTCAAGGGTATTATCGGAATCATCATAGGATACTGAAATTCCACTTTCGGTATTTGATGTTACCATTCCTCCAACTGCGTCAGCAACTGCTTCATTAAAGTCTGAAATTTTTGTTGATTCAAGGCTAGGAATGTCTGCAGCTACAAGTGATCTAAATGTTGGAATAGCTGCTGTTGAGCCAGAACCTGGACCAGCAAGAACAGTGTTAACTGCTGCTGTGTTCCATTCAAATGCTAGTGTTCCTGAAGCGTTAGCAGGAGATCCTGATACTGTAAATAGGTCTGGGGCATCTAGAGAGATAGAAATTGTTGGAACGTCATCGGTATAAGCGATTGTCTTCCATGCAGTTCCATTGTAAAGTCTTAGATGATTCTGATCACCACCTGAGCCAGTAAAGTAAATAATACGACCAGAAGTTAGGTCGGAGCTTGGATTTGTTGAAAAATCCTCAAAGATAAATCTTTTTGCCTTGTTTAATCCAAGGTCTAAATCAACTGTAAACAGTCTTGATGCCATGATAATCAGTTTTCCCTATTGAAGTAACAGGGCTAAGTTAGATACGCTGTACCGCTTGAAGCACTGTTCATTACAATTTTAACAGTATTACTGTTCAAATACACTAAGTCAGTTTCAAGAATTCTACTTGCATTGTCTAGGACAGTAACATTTGGATAAAAGTTTAAATTATGGTTAATTGTCCATTCATTAGAAATAGAGGTTTGGGTGTGGACATGTCTAACATGATTTACTGGATTTGAGCCAATATCTGGATAGTCAATTACCACCACTCCAGTCTTTCCATTAACTGAAGTTACTGCACTAATAGCCTCAACTACGGAAAGCTCAACATTAAAGTTTTCTTGTGAGGCAACCACATTAGCCTGACCAGTTTCAAAGTCATATGTGGTGGTTGATCCAACAGTACTAATTCCATCATTAATTACTGGAGCTAAAATTAGGGATGCAAGAAGATTATCTTCTTCTACTATGATGGATGTAATATCAGACATACCACGATTATAGCATTAAACGAGCTTCAACAGAATCTAAATGGTCCCTTACTACCTTTTCCCATTTCCACTCTTTGTGAACATCTAGTGCTCTTTTAGACTGAAGCTCTAATATGCTTTCGATATTTTTTTCAGTGTGTTGCATAAGAGTAGCAAAATGGTTTAGGTCAGGTCTAAACATTTTTCCAGGATGTATTAGTTGCCAAGGATTATATACAAGTTCAGAATTAATAATTAGTTCTGGACAGTGACGCTTATAGTCGCACCATCCATCTGTCATAACTACTGGCATACCTGTGGCTAGTGCTTGTAGTGGCATAAGACCAAAGCCTTCTCCCCAAGAAGGATAAAGTAGGGCGTGGTGCTGACCAACAAAGCTAGCAAGTTCTGAATAGGTAACGGTATCTACAACAACATTAATGTTTGGCTCATTAATTTCAAATTCACATGCAGAGTAAGCTTTAACAGTTAGCTCTACATCTTTTCTTCCAGCGTATAGTTCAAGAAATGTATTAATTGTTTCTGGTAAATTTTTTCTGTAAGCGGGATGACCCATATGAAGAAATTTTATTTTGTCATCTACTTTTCTTTCAATAGGAGCCCAGGTATCATCAATGCCATGGGGAAACACATAAATTTCTTTGTCTGTAAACTTACTAAATATTTCTTTGCAGAATTGATTAGGTACCCACATTTCATCAAGGTGAGAAATGTACTCTTCCCACATAGGCTGAAGCTCGGTAGACTCCCAGGCTGTGTATCCAATTTTGTAGGAATCTTTTCCATGAAACTTATAGAATTGGGGATGGCTAAAAGTAACCTCAACTGGGTTTTCTCTTTCAATTAAAAGACTGTGGCTTGTCTTACCAATATTGGTAATTATCTTATGTGTGGCATAGCCATACCCAGTCTTGATATTGCCATCGCAATTATTAAAACCAAACTTCAAGACTTTACTTTCTGTTAGTTGCGTTCTAGTTTATCTAAACGCTCTTCAATACGACCAACGGCATCTTTAATGGATGTACCGTGGTTTGGTCTCATTTCAAAAGATATGCAAGCAATTTCTTCTTCCATAAATCTTAGTCTTTCTTGCATTCCAGGACGACCATCAAATCCTGGTCTTGGCTCTTCACCAAAGTAATCATCTAGGAAGTGTATAAATCTTTTTACAAG